ATCTGAGTACCAAATCGAACGTCAAGGTACGCTTTTTGTTGCAAAGTATGCTATGGGTCACGGAGTTCTCCGTCCTGAGTGTGCTATCGAACTTCAGAAGTAACCACTCTCTCTCGGTGTTGGGAGGTCTGCGATTCGTTCCGCTCCCTTCTACCGAGTATTTTATATAGTCATGGCTCTTACAACTAAACTCGAAGCGGTAAACACAATGATTGCCGTTATAGGCGAAGCACCCGTTAACACCTTAGGAGGAACGGCAGTACCGATAACGGTTGTACAAGCGGAGAATGTTTTGGACGAGACGAGCAGAGCCATACAATCAGAAGGTTGGCATTACAACACGGAACACGAATACACTTTCACACCTGATGCCACCACAAGTAAGATAACCCTGCCAAGCAATGTCTTACAGATCGACCTGAACACTGAGAACTATACGGACGTCGATCCCGTACAACGTGGTAATAAGCTATACGACAGAAAGAATCACACGGAAGTCTGGTCAAAAGAGATAAAAGCTTCTGTTGTCTTTCAGTTGGACTTCACGGAATTACCCGAACAATTTAGAAACTACATCACCATCAAGGCTGCCCGTATCTTCAGTAATCGTTTTCTGGGTAGTCGTGAGATAGAAGGCTTTGCCATTCGTGACGAGATAGAGGCTAAAGCCCGTGCAATTGAAAGCGACTCCGAGAACGCTGACAGAACCATTTTCGATAACTACAGCGTCTTGCGGGTACTTGACAGGTAATGCCGTTATTAGTAAACAGCGTACCCAACCTTGCACAAGGTGTATCACAACAACCTGACAATTTAAGATACCCCGGTCAGTGCGACGAACAGATTAACGCTTGGGCTACTGTTGTTGAGGGACTGAAGAAACGTCCGAATACGCAGTACGTAAAGAATATAGACAGTACCAGTACGGAGAGTAATCTCTTCACACACTTTGTCAAAAGGGACGAAAACAACCAATACGTACTGACGGTGTCGTTGGGTGGTGTTGGTGTTACTGATCTGGCAGACGGTACTAAGATGTCAGTGTATGTTACCTCTATTGCTAACACTTATCTAGGACTGTCTATAGCAGCGTCGTTAGGAGGAATTACTAATCCACTTGCAGACCTAAGAGCTTTAACAGTAGCTGACTATACGTTTGTTGTTAATAAGAATAAGAAGGTACTTAAGGATACTCGAATTAGCTCTGAAGCTCCTGCTAAAAAAGCTTTAATCGTAGTTAAGTTAGGCGATTACGAGAAATCATATACTATAAAAATTAACGATAATATAGTACAAGGGTTGCCTCATAGTGATCCTAGCACTCCTTACACTAACGCTCATCACGATCCTAGTACGATTACTGATTTACAAGATGCTACTTATTTTAGTGGTCCGAGTACAGGAGGCTCCCACGCAGGTAAACACGCAGATACAGAATACATCGCCAAAGACTTAGCTGCTGTTTTAGAATCCACTTATGGTTCTGGGGGTTCAGGAGAAACAGGAATATCAAGCCTTACATTAGGAACAGGAGCAGGAGACGGAGGTTCTGGTTGGTTGGTAGCTGATCCTACTATTGATGTTTTTAAATATCCTAAAAAGTTAGAGTTTCAAGTAGACCAAGCATCCAACACCAATGCTAATTTTAAACCAGCTAGAGGATTTGCGGAAGTAGAGGACGGTGTCATTCAATCGTTTAATATAACAAACAGAGGTGAGGGCTATAACGCAACTCCTGATCCTACGCTGTCTTTTACGAGTAAATTCTATTCACATCAAAAAAGATGGCATACATTCACAGAACCTGTAACACCTGTTAATCCTACTTATACAGTGACAGTAGGTACTTTATCGGAATACACGATAACAAGAGAAGGAGCTGTTATACTAATAGAAAGTAGAAACATAGCCGACGACAGTGAAGATTTTGATGTAAAAACAGAAGACGGTCTAGCTAATCAAGGTTTGGGCGTTGTTTACAAAGAAGTGGACAGCATTACTGATTTACCTAAAAGATGTTTTAATCAGTTTGCTGTGAAGATTTTAGGCGACGCAGATATAGACCAAGACGACTACTATGTAAGGTTTAAAACAAAAGACGGTACAAACTTTGGTGAAGGTTCTTGGGTTGAAACGGTTGGTTGGGAACAAGATGAGTCAGGCACTGCAATATTTAGCGGTATAGGGACTCATTTAAATGAAAATACGATGCCAATTACTCTTGTACCTGACTTAGACAACTTAGGTAATGTACAATCATTTAGGCTTCAAACACCGCAAGAAAACAAAACATTTGAAGCACCTGCTGAAATAGGGTGGAGAAGTAGACAGGCTGGAGATAACTTTACCAATCCATTTCCTTCCTTTACTGACAACAAGATCAACGACGTATTTTTCTTTAAGAACCGTTTGGGATTCCTGACGGAGAGTGCTGTCGTGTTCAGTGAAGCAGACGAATACTTTAACTTTTTCAGGACTACCACTCAACAACTGTTGGACAGTGCTCCGATAGACGTCGGACTGAGTCACACTAAGGTGGCAATACTACAACACGCTATACCGTTCCAAGAGAAGCTGATGCTGTTCAGTAAGCAGTCACAGTTCGTATTGCGTGGTGCTGATGTGTTAAGTCCTAAGACGGTAGCTATATCTCCTGTCACTGAGTTCGATATATCAGACAGTGTAGAACCCGTAGCACTAGGTAACTACATATACTTTACATTTAAACGTAACGACTTCGAGGGAATGTATGAGTACTATGTTGATAACAACACAGAAGTGTTTGATGCTGAGGAAGTTACACAACAAGTACCCAAGTACATACCGAAAGACGTACGTAAGATAGCAGGTAGCCAAGCAGAGAATACGTTAGTTGTTAGCACTACAGACGACCTGAAGACATTGTACGTATATAAGTACTTCTGGAGCAACAAGGAGAAGATACAGAGTGCTTGGATGAAGTTTACTTTTGATCGGGACGTTGTTGGTTTTGATTTTATAGACAGTCAGTTGTACATGATAACCAAGGATACTGAAGGGTTACACCTAGAGTTCTTGACGCTTGAAGACGGACTGAAGGACACGGGACTGGACTACGCTTTGTTATTGGACAGCAGAGTGGACGGTTCTTTCTTTGATGGGACTACTTATCTATCACCTACTTATAACACAACTACTAAGAAGACTACATTAAGTGGAATACCTTACGATCCTACAGGTATGGAGTTGTACACTAAAGTAGGAACACAAAGAGAAGTTACTGTTGTCAATGCTACGCTTACAGAGAAACTAACCAACGGAGACTTCTCAGCGGTTACTGGTACAAACTTTGATAACTGGACAAAGATAACAGGAGCTTACGATTTAACTAAACAAGCAGCTGGTATATTAAAACGCAGTGCTGGTACTTATACGGTTGTAAGACAGGATGTAAGCCTTGCTGCGAATACACGTTATAAACTTGTGTTTGACTGGTCTACTACTGGAAACACAGCATCAGGTAGTGGTTCTGTTAACTTTGGGGAGGATACGACTTGGGAACTCACAGGCACAACAGCAGTCAGTCATTCGGTTAAGAAAGATGATGGAGATGTGTTTTACTTTACAACAGGCGACACACCTCCTACTCGTATGGATATGTCTATTATCAACGACGACTACGAGTGGAATAGCATTAGTTTATTACAAGAGCGTAGTGTTGAGGTTACAGGTACATTAGCCAGCTATGCAAGTTACAGTGGTAGTATTTACAAGTGTATAGAAACACACACATCCACAGCTTCAGAGACACCCGATACAAGTGCTAAGTGGACAGTATCAACAGACGTGACATCAGCTACTGCGTGGTCTAGTGGTAAATTGTACAACGACGATACGTACTTTGTTATAGGTAAGCCGTACAATATGTTGTACAGGTTCTCCGATCAGTCGTTAAAACAACCAACAGAACGAGGAGGTCGTAGTGCTTCTGATTACACGTTCCAAACGATTCGTAGTGGTAGTATCAATTATGCGGACACTGGACACTTTACTGTTGAAGTAACTCCTGAGTACCGTGACACCTACAAGTATGTGTTTAATCCTGACATTGTGGGTGCTGATCTGTCGTTGAATGAGTTTGAACCACAAGACGGACACTTTAGATTTGCCGTACAAGCACAACCTGGTGAGGTGAAGATAGAGGTAAAGAGTGATAGTGCGTTGCCTTGTAAGTTGTTGGCTGCTGAGTTTGAATCTATGTTTGTATCGAGGAGCAGAAGATATGGGTCTTAGGGTGGAAGAGGCACAACCTGATATGGATGCGTTTGAGTTGTACGACGACTTGCGGGAAGAGGACATGATGGAGTGTATCGGACTAATGCACCACCCAAAGGACGCTGTTAATCTGTCTTTTCAAACGAGCAGTAAGTGTTATTCCCTGAGAGACAACGACGGTTTGTATTGCAGCTTTGGTGTTAGTCCTAATGAGAACATCGGTGTTGTGTGGTTGTTAGGAACACGACGACTGGCTACTGCTAAGAAGTACTTTCTAAAACATTCCAAGCAGTGGGTAGATGAATTGATGATGGGTTTTGACTTTCTAACAAACGTGGTAATGAAGACTAATACGTTGAGCTACAGGTGGTTGAAGTGGTTGGGTGCAGAGTTTAGCGATTGCCAGTACGACGGGTATATGTCATTTATATTAGAGAGGAAGTAAAAGATATGTGTTTTCCAGCAATAGGTGCAGCAATGTTAGGTTTCGGGTCAGCGTCAGCAGCGACAGCAGCGACGGGAATAACAGCTACGGGGCTTGGTATAATGGGTGCCACTACTGCATTGGGTATAGCTTCTCCGATTGTTAGTGCAGCAGGACAGCGTCAGCAAGCTAAAGCACAGATGGCGTTTCAAGCACAACAACAACGTGCAGCACAAAAGAAACTAGGTTACCAACAAACAGCCGCTCTATTAGAACAAGACCAACAACAGGAAGCATTAGACCAACAACGACGTTTGATCGCTCTTAAAAGTCAAGAGTTGAAAGATAGGGCAAATGTTATAATGGCTGAAAGAGGAGCTGGTGGAAAAGTTCGTGAAGCTGTTTTAGGAGAATACGAGCGTGAGCTTGGCGACCATCAATCGAAGTTAAATCGTCAACAAGAGTTGTATGCGATGCAATATGGTTTAGGTCTTCAACAATTAGGATTACAACACCAACAGGAAATGTTATCTTTAAGTCAACCTATTGATACCGAAAGTCCATTGGTTACAGGCGTAAAAGCTTTAGGTGGCGGTTTTAGGGGCTTAGGTACAGGATTAACTTTATCACAAGCAGGTAGACGACGCTTTTCTCAAACACAAACTACTACAGGGTAATGGCACAACTACAAAGATTAGGTCCAGCTTCTCCAATACAACCTGTTGCACTACCGAGTTTTCAGTACGGTTTAGCTAATGTAAGAGTAGGTAGAAGTAAGTTGACCGATCTAGCTGACGCTCTTGCAGGAGTAAATCCTGCTTTGGAACAGTTTGGTAGAATAAGTTTAGCAAAACAGAAGCTAGAAGAAGAACAACGAGAATTACAATTACAAAGAGGTAGGGAAGCGTTTGCTTTAGACCCTACAGGGATGTCAGAAAAACTAAAAGCGGTTGCCCGTAAAGGAGCCGAGACAGGTACAATACCAGAAGCACAGAATATACCTTTCCTAATTGGAGGTTCTCAAGCTTTAGGAGAAGTATTAGTACGCAGAGATTATCGTGCGATGCTTAGAGATTTAGTATCCGACACTGTAGATATAGAACCTACTATAATCCAAAACAGACAAGCGTTTTTACAACGTGAAGAGTTTTCTAATCCTCTTGTTAAATCTTTTATAGTGGAGGCTCTTAAAGATGTAGAAGACGAGTTCCGTAAGAATGTACAAGGTAGATTAGATGACGTACAAATAGAAAAGAACAAAAGAAACTGGCTTGAACTAGGTAGAGATTCGATGGGTCAAGCTATAGCAGGTGTTGTTGATATTAACGATCCCAGTATTAGGCGTTGGATAAATCATCCTGTTGGTATTTTCAAAGGTTCTCGGAAGTTTGCTTGGGATAATTTAATAAAAGAAGATTTAAAGGAAGGACTGCTTATTGGTACGTATTCACCATCACAAGTTACAAGTTTCCTTGATAAACTAAGTGAATGGGATATAGGTGGTGGCGTTAAATTTGCAGACGCAGAAACAGGAAATGCAATATCTGATTTTCGTGGTTATGTCGAAGGACAACGAGCCGTACTGGAAAACAAAGCTAAAGAGAAAATAAACATAGAATACGACCAAGCACTTACTGATGCCTCTTTAGCTTTTTTTGCTGAATATAAAGAGACGGGTGCGGTGTCGGAAGATACATTTAAAACTCAAACTGATTTGGCTTTAGAAAAAGTTCCTTATCATAAACGAGAAGCTTTGCTGGCTGATATTATGCGAAGTTATTCTAGTCAGGATAAACTTAAAGATGAAGCTTCTGTTGTTGTTTTTGATAATTTTACCACTTTAATCGAAGAAGGTGTGGACTTGGATTTTGTTAAGGACGAACTGCGTACCGCAGTAAATTCAGGCAGTATAACAGAAGAGCAGTTCGATAAATTAAACTCACGGCTGGAAAGCTCTAGAGACTTTAATACGCAAGTGTTAAAAAGCCCTAGCTATATAGAATTAAAATCTAGCTACACTGAATTGATAACAGGTTTTAAGCGTGTTAAGGGAATGCTTGATTATGGTGATCCGAGTACATTAGGTTATTTTCAAACAATTAACGTAGCTAAAGAACCAAAAAAACCAGACGATCCTGAATTTCCTTCTATATATGAACAAATAAAAAAGACACAAGGAGAACCAAAGGCTCAGATGTTTGTTAACAGACAGCACAGAGCTTTTGACTTCAGCTTACGAGGTGCTCTTGAGAATGAATATAATAAGCATATTGCGAATGGAAACAGTATTGAGCAAGCACGTCAATTAGTGGAAGAAAGGCAGGACGACATAGCAGAAAGAGTATTTAACACTTGGGTGGATGATTCTATCAATGTAGCAAAAACTACGTACGGATTAAGATAATGGCTGAAAAAGATAACTTCAACGGATTGTCAGAGAAACAACTTGACGAAATTCTAAACCAGAATCCACAGATAGGGCTTTCTCAAGAACAAAAGAGGAGACTTGTTGAGAGGTTCAAGGCAGAAGAGGTGGAACCAGTCCTCAAAGAAGCGGAACAACGGATGACCGAAGCCATTCGTACTCGTAAACCACTTGAACCGCTTACCAGACAAGAGCAAATTGAGGCGACCCCCGAAGGACAAATGCCACAAAGATTACGTCCGGGTGCTCCGACTTCTGATCGAATCGAACTGCCTACAACTTTACCGAAGCACGGTGTAAGAGCGTTGTACAGCGACGCTGAAAGGATTCTTGAAAGAGCTTCCCAAATCACAAATTTACCGCCTGAAAGTCCGTTTACTCATTCTGTTGCACACCGCTTGGCAAAGGGTGATCCGTTTTCGCCTCAGGCTATACAAGAGATTAAAGCGGAAAGAATGCAACTTATTCAAGCTGGCTTGCTTCCATCCGAAGGATTTACGAGCAGGGTAATACAAGCGTATGAGATGTTTGCTCCGTTGGTTGTGGAAGTAGGATTGCCTTTGATGCAAGGTATAGTTACTTCTCCCTTGTTGGTATCTCCTGTGCCCGGTTCTAGAGTAGCTTATTTTAGCGGATTAGGAGCTACTTCGGGTGTTGCAAATATTTTCGCACAACAGATGCGTATAGGATATGGACATCAGGATGAAACGTCATACCAAGAAGCATTTGCGGCAGCGGGATGGGGAATGATTCCGGGCGTTAAGACTGGTAAAGATATGTCCAAGGCTGCTACTGTGGTACTGCGTGGGATGGAAGGAGCTGTAATGGCAGCAGGAGAAAACGCAACGCACCAAGGACTTGAAATATTGTACGGTAAGAAAGGTGAGTTTAGCACGGGAGAGCTGGGACTAACAGCAGCAGGTGGTTTTACTATCGGTGGAGTATTGGGACGTTTAGAATCTGCTCTTGTTAAATACGATCCAAAAGAAAAAGCAGCACCTCTTCTACGTAAAGCTATTAAAGACGAAATACGAGGAGTAAAGAAAGAAGTAGCACGTCTGAAGAAAGCTGGACAACGTCGTGGTTTAAAACCATACGAAGCAAAAATAGCCGAACTAGAAAAGAAATTTAACGCTTTAAGAGAGCCTGAAGATAAGATACTACAACGAGCTATAGACGAACTTGAAGAGTTTGAACAACAACAAGTAGAAGCTATAGAGTTGTATGCTAAAGAGTTTCAACAAAGCGAAGCAGCTAGAGTACTGAAGGAAAGTGATGTTAAGGCTGAAGCACCTAAAGTAGAAGTAGATGAAGACATACCACTAGGAACTAAGCGTTCTCCGTTTGTTGATCCTAACTTGACTACATTAGACGACGATGCTTTTGATGCAGTTGAAATAAAAGCTAGAAAAGATTTAGAAAAACTAGAAGAGCAATTTGACGCATTTCCAATGAAGCGTACTGATGCGGGTTTTGAAGTGGATGCTCCCTTAGATTTTAAAAGACAAATGGCTGCTGCTCAGGATGCTTTTTCTGCTGTTGAGTTGGAGAAGTTTAGAAGGCAAATAGAAGGAGAAGAACCTTGGTTTATAGCTTCTGAATTTAGAACATTAGCTGATGCTACTCAAGATTCGGAGAATATGTTTAAACTAGCTTTGCTTGGTGAGACAGTAAAAAAGAGGGGTATTCAGAAGGAGGTATTAGCTGAACTAGAAGCTAAAATAGGTAAAGACGAAAACGCTAAAGAAGTCTTTGAAGGTCAACTAAAGAAAGCTCAAGAGGCTATGGAATCTTTTAAGAAACCTAAGCCTACTAAAGAAGTTAAACAAATAGAAGTTGAAGCACCTGCTCCAAAACCTGAAGGAGAAGTAAAACAACAAGCTAGAGAGGCATTGGATGACTTTATGGCTGGGGGAGGCACTCGTAATGTTGATCCTGAGACGGGTAAGATACTTGATACTGAAGACGAAGTAAAAGCACGTTTGTTAACTTCTGATGTTGAAAAACAACGACTAATAAACTCAGTACAGGATGCTATTAAGGAAGACCTGAAGAACGTAAAGGGTGGTCGTGAAGGACAAGTTGAATACTTAGCTAAAGTACAGCGTGAGTTAGATAGAAGACTGGGAACTGACACAGGTGAGGAGTTTGCATTGGTGTTAAAAGCTTCTCAGTTAAGCGATAATATAGAAGTAGCAGATGCCATCAATCAGCTATCTATTCAGATGTCTGCTAATGGGGCTGTCATGGTAAAAGCTTTTGATGACGTGTTGAAGCTGACTCGTGAAAAGAATTTTAACAACACTGAAGACTTAAATGACGCTTATACAGCTACGCTTAAAACTATTCCATTGATGTTAGGGTGGAAGAAAACAGGTAGTGCTGCGGGTCGTTTATTGCAATCAAGAAAATATACTAAGGATCAACTAGAAGTAAAGGTTGAAGAATTAGAAGCCCAAATGGAAGAAAACTTAGTAAGCGACCTGAAAGCTTCTAAGGACATGACTCCTGAAGAACTGGATAAGCAGATAAAAACTTTCGGAGATATAGAAGCTGTTAAACGTTTATTAAAAGCCGTACAACAAGCAGACGACGTTAGTGAAGTAAAGAAAATTTTGATAGACCAACAACAGGCGTTTCAGAATAAGAGCACATTAAAGAAAAACTTTGAACAAGGTGCTAACTTATACACCAAAGTTAGAGATGTAGGTCAGGACTTGTTGTATTCAAGTATGCTGTCATCTCCTACCACCCTCATAAAAGTAGGGTTAGGTAATGCCATTATGTCTCGATACAACTCATGGATGGGTATGGTAGGGGCTAAGTATATGGCTACGGCTCCTTGGGCACGTCGTGGTATGACTCAGAAACAATTTGAAGAAGCTTATGACTTTTGGGCTAAGGTAAGCATGACATACGGTGAGTTTAATGATATTGCATTACAAGAAGCTAGAAAGGCTTTTAAGTCGGGAATATCTGATCTACGTAGTCATTTTGAAAGAGTAGGAGAATCGGCTTTGTCAATGGAGCGTACTGGCATAGGAGGAGCTTTAGGTCAATCACTGGAAAATGTCGGTCAATTTTTAGATGTGCCCGGTAAGGCTATGTCTGCTATAGACGCTCGATCCCGAATGAGAGTAGCACACGCTATGACTAGAGCTAAAGCAGCTTACGATTATCGCATAGCAAAAGCAAATGGTGAAGAAGTGCCTGACAATTTTGACGCTTACTACAACAACTTTCGCAATAAAGTATTTACGGAGGACGGAACACGGTTAATGACCGAAGACCAAGTGAGAAGACAAGCTATTCTTAATGCTGAACAAGAAGGGGTAAAGCCTGAGAATTTGGCTGCTTATGTTGATAATTTCGTTAAAAATAATTGGGATACAAGCACAAGTAACTTTGTTGATTACGTACAACGCAACGTAAAGGAAATTACTTTCACTGAAGAATTGGGGGAGTTTACGGAAATTAACCAATTGGAAAAAATAACTAAAGGAATTGAGGATAAGTTTTTAAACAGCCTACCCCTCCTGAAAACAATTATAAGTCCGTTTCAAAGAACAGGCAGAAACATAATACGAGAGGGTTTAAGTACGACATCCGCATTGGCTGATGTACCGGGTATAAGAAGGTTTTCAGATAAAATATGGGCAAAAACCACACAGGATTTAAATAGTGGTGATCCAATTATAGCAGCTAGAGCTAAGGGAAGGCAGATAATTGGAGCTGGTATCATAGCAACTGCTTGGGGTATGGCTGAAATGGGTTTGTACGAGGGTATGATAGGACAAAACTGGAAAAAGAAAGAAAACGTACAAACGGGAACAGGACTGAGTGATTACGAATTGAGATTACCAGACGGTCAAGGAGGCGTGATAGGAATAGACATCAACGCTCTTGAACCATTTGCGACGGTGTTAAATATAGTGGCAGATTGTCATACACTCAGTAAGGGGACAATGGCACAGCGTAAAGAAGCGATGAACGCTCTAAATATTTTGCAACTTGTAGTGGCTAATAATATAGGTAATAAATCCTACTTTAAAAATCTTGGAGATGCTATTGAACTTATTACACTGACGAGCGAATCTGAAGAAGCAATTGATGCAAAAAGAAGCAGACTTATAAAAGGTATGTTTGGGTCTGCCGTTCCGTCTGCTATGAATACCATGTCGATAGCTACTGATGAATTTAGAAGACGCAGTGATGATATGTTGCAGCTTATTGGAAAGCGTATTGGAGGGTTAGCTAGGGAAGTACCGGCTTATCGTGATATGTTTGGCGACCCACAACCTTTACATAAGACAGATCGGCTAAGGGCTTTCAGTTTGTTTAATCCTTTTAAGGTAAGTAAGCAGATAATGGACGTTGAAGATTATGTTGTTACTGATAAGGATGGTCTTAGAAGCTTCAATCAAAAGAAGTTTAAAAGTATTGATTTAAAAGACGAAGAAGCTGTGCGTAATGCTGCTTGGGCTGTTGCGATTGAATTGGATGGTGAATATAACTTTAACGGAGGGACAACGGTAAAAGACGGTGTGGACTTACAAGAAATAGTACACCCTGAAACTCGTATTGATGCTTTTGAAGCATGGCAAAAAGAATACCAAACAATTAAACTTGACGGTCTGAATGTTAAGCAAGCTACTGTCTTACTCGGAAAAAGTCTTACCACTCCGAGTAAATTAAACCCAAATAAAGCACCTGAAGGATTCAAACAAAAAGATGTTAGATTGGAAAAACTTAATCAAATGTTAGGTAAGTTCAGAAAAGCTGCTTATATGAAAGTACAAATGCAATATCCTGTTTTGATGGAGCAAGAAAGAGAAAACAAAGTACGAAACATTTTATTAACTACTACACCTAATGCAAAGCAGTTAGAACGCATAACATCAGAAATGCCCGTCGAGGAATATAAGAAGAAGCAACCCGATACGAGACTTAAAGAATTACTCGGTAAGACTCCTTATAAAGCTGTAACCTTAGACTAAGTGCTTGAACTCCTCGCTCAATAAGTAATAATATAACATCATGGCTAATACCTACGTAGACTACACGGCAACAGCAGCACAGACTGACTTTGCTTTCACCTTTCCCTATTTAGAAGATGCACACGTTGTAGTCGAAATAGATGGTGTACAGAAAACACTCACCACTGACTACACTATCTCAACGTCTCCGTCCACTAAGATTGTTCTTACTTCAGGAGCGACGGCAGGACAAATCGTCAGAGTACGCAGAAAGAGCCAACCTGACACAGACCTTGTTGATTTCGTAAATGGTTCAGTATTAACGGAAACCGAATTGGACAGAGCGTATCTGCACAACCGATACCTCAACGAAGAGATTCAAGAACTCAATGACATTTCCCTACAAAAAGAAGTGGGAGGGACAGACTGGGACGCTGGCAATGCCAAGATAAAAAACGTTGGCACTCCTACCCTTACGGCAGACGCTACCACCAAACAATACGTAGACGATAAGGTAAACCAAGTATCCAGTGGTGCGTCGTCTCCTCCAACTAAGTGGGTGTTTACGGGCACTGCTGGTGCAGGAACTACTTACAGCGTAACGGATGCGGAGGTAAGTGGAGATACGGCATACGACGTAAGCATTGATGGTGCCGTCCAAGAACCTACCACCGATTACACGGTAGACCCAGACACCGATACCTTAACTATTGTAGGAACTCTTGCAGGTGGTGAGGACATCGTGGTCATTGAGCGTGGGTTCGGTGTTGCAATTACAGGAACAATCGGAGCGTCACAGTTACAAAGTAATGCCGTTACCACCGCTAAAATAGCCGCTGATGCCGTTACTACTGACAAGATAGCTGATGATTCTATTTCTTTAGCTAAGATGAAAGCTAACTCTGTTGATAGCGATCAGTATGTAGATGGTAGTATTGACACGGTACACATAGCAGATAATCAAGTAACTGCCGTAAAGATTAGTAATACTGATTCTAAATTTAACGTACAGACTGACGGTAAGATTGGTATAGGTACTGGTAGCCCAGCGACCGCTGTTAATATAGCTGCAACACAAAACGCCAGCTCTGAATACAATGTTCTACGTTTTACTGATTTAGATACGGCAGTAGTTAAGGATCAGTTAATCGGGCGTGTGGAATTTGCCACCGATGATACAAGTAACCCCGGAGCGAACGCTCAAATAAATGCTATTTATCAAGGCAGCGGAGGAGGTGCTGATATACAATTTAAAGCAGGTGTCGCTGGTTCTTTAAACGAAGTCCTGCGGATAAGTGCAGATAGGAATGTTACAATTGGGGGAGAGGAAATAGGGGCAGACTCTGTTAATGTCATAGGAATCCACAATGGAACACCACCAAGTATCAGTCGTTCCGACATGGTTCACCTATACGCAGAGGATGTAGCTAGTCTTTCCGAATTAAGAGTAAGAGATGAAGCGGGAAATGTGACCACATTATCACCACACGCAAAAGATGCTCCTGACAGTTTATACGACAGAGGAAAGGGAGTTGATGAAATGCACCGTGTAGCCAATCATTTTCTGGGTACTATAACTTTTACGAACGTGGATAGAAGGAATAACCTGTTGCAGAAACAACTGAATGGGGAAGCATTACCTGATAATAAAACTTTTACAATTACGGAAACATTTCAAGAATACAACGATCGTACAGGTGCTAATCTAGTTGTCGAGGATTGGGACTCTAGTAAACCTAAACCTGATTGGTTACAATAAACGATGACTGAATCTCTTTCACACTTTCTGGACACAGCTCTTGCCGTCATTCTTGGCGTTATCGGGTGGATGATTAAAAAGCTCACCGATAGGTTGGATAACGACGAGAAGCGTCTGACCAGCATAGAGGTGGAACTAGCCACTCAAAGGGAACGGGACACTGCTGTAGAGAACCGTATGAGCGGATTGGAAACAACAGTTAAGGAGATAAACAATAAACTGGATCGCATGATGGAGATGTTGATGAGAAAATGAGCTTATATAAAAGCATAAATAGAAGACGTAAACTAGGCATTAGCCGTAGTAAAAAGAAGTCAACAATAACACCTAAAGCTTACGCTAATATGAAGCGTGGTTTTCCGAAGAAGTAACAATGCCCTACTCACAATACAGTATTAAACAAAAACGACTAGCTGCTATGGCTGGAGATCGTAAGGAGATAACTAAAGCTGATATAATCGCTGTTGCTAAACGCAAGAAGCTTGCGATAAAGAAGAAGTAATGGCTGAGAAAAAGAAAGCAATGACGGGGTGTAAGCGTCGTGGTTTAGCTATTAACAAACCTAGACGCATACGAAAAGGCGAACCCGGCTACGGTAAGAAGAAGTTTGTGGTCTGTGCTAAAGAAGGAACAAAACATCGTATAATACGCTTTGGGGATGCCAACATGACCATTAAGAAAAACAACCCAGCACGTCGTCGTTCCTTCAGAGCTAGGCATAAATGCGATCAAAAGAAATCAAAACTATCCGCAGGATATTGGTCGTGTAAGAAGTGGTAGAGAATGGCTAAACCTTTTAGAAGACCCAAACCAAAGCTAAGTCCGTTATTCTTTCAAAACAGGACGCTTTCAGCAAGTGGTGGTAATTCTGACGTTTCAGACGTACAAGTGTCCATCGCAACCTTAAAAACAAGATTAGTTGCATTGGAGTCGATAAAAGCTTTAGAGTTTGAGGAGTAACAACTTATGAAAGATCACGTAGAAGGAGCTAAACTGGCAGACAGTTACACAAAGGTGTGCATGAATGCCGTTGAGTACATGAATGCTATGGAAGAGTACAACCCAGCACTTATGAATGCTGTGGGTAAATGGTTGAAAGACAACAACATAACGGTTGACAATCGTACTGGTACTCCTGTTAATGACCTAGCAAAAGAATTTGCAGCTTTACCTTTCACAACCGAGGACGATGAAAACGAACAACACCGAGCAGCTCACACTTAATTTTGATAACGTAGATAATTACCGCAAAGGTAAACATTTAAATCAGAAGGCACTACAAACAGGAGCACCTAAAGGTACTTTTAGTCTTGGTGATCCTCATCCTGATGTAGAAGGTGTGTTCTTTGGTGAATGGAGGGGAACTTGGAATGTTAAGGAAAGATGGGTTGATTCGGAAAACAGACGACAACGTAATAGTATAGACCAAACAAAGTTACAAACTAAACAACCCAAAGGTACATTTAGACAAGGCGACCCGCACCCTACAGTAGCTGGTTTCTTTTATATGTCATGGCGTAAAGATAGTTTATCACCTGAACGTTGGGCAGATAGAAGGAAGCTAGAAAGAAAAAACTTTACAATTAAACTATACCAAAAGACTGAAAAACGTATTGCTTATAATAAGCAGTGGAAAAAAGAAAAAGTTGGATGGCACGCTTATTATGCAAACAAATATAGAGCACAATCAAAAAATGCTGAAGTGCCTTTGACTAAAGAACAAGAGAGTGAGATAAAACAAATTTACGCACACGCTGCTAGAGTTTCTAAAAAGTTACAAATGCGTTTTGAGGTTGATCATATAATACCCTTTGCTAAAGGAGGTAAACATCATCCTCTGAATCTACAAGTAGTACCGGGTCGTTGGAATCGTCGTAAGCATAATAGGCACTCCGAGGCATGGCAAGGGCTGTAAAAAGCAAAGAAGTCTCAGTACCACCACAGTTAAAGAACTTTAAGAACTTTGTCTGTTTGGTATGGAGGCACTTAAACCTGCCTGATCCTACACCCCTACAGTACGCTATATGTGACCACCTGCAATACGGTCCGAAGCGTAGTATTGTCATGGCGTTTCGTGGTTGTGGTAAGTCTTGGATAACAAGTGCTTATGTAGTTTGGGAACTGCTGATGGACCCGTCCAAGAACATACTTGTTGTATCCGCTAGTAAGGTTCGTGCCGATGAGTTCAGTACGTTCTGTCAACGCCTTATCAACGACATACCAATACTTCACCAACTAAAACCAACGGAAGACCAACGATTCAGTAAAGTATCCTTTGATGTTGGTCCAGCTCCTGCGTCACACGCACCGTCCGTTAAGTCACTTGGTATAACGTCACAGTTAACGGGTAGTCGTGCTGATCTGATAGTGTTGGACGATATAGAAGTCGTTAACAACTCCGCTACACAAGGCATGAGAGACAAGCTGTCGGAAGCCGTAAAGGAAACAGATGCTATCATTAAACCACTGGACACCTCCAAGATCGTATTCCTTGGTACTCCTCAAACAGAAGAGAGTATCTATCAGAAGCTCCAAGAACGGGGGTACAAGGCGTTTATCATGCCGTCGGAATACCCAGACCCCTCTACGGTGGTAAACATCTATGGAGACGCTCTAGCACCCTTTATATCGGATAACACCACTGAGGATAACATAGGTAAGACGACGGAACCACTACGGTTCACTGATATGGACCTAGAGGAACGTAAGCTAAGTTATGGTCGTAGTGGTTATTCCCTACAGTTCCTTCTTAACCCACGACTATCTGACCAAGACAGATTCCCACTGAAGATTAACGATCTGGTACTTTACGACGTGGACGTTGATACCGCTCCTGAAAAGATACTGTGGTCAAGTGACCCTGAGAAAGCTGACAGATCGCTTCCCAACGTAGGCTTTAACGGTGACCGATACAAACGTCCAAGTAACGTCATTGGTGAAAACATACCGTACAGTGGTAGTGTGTTGTCCATTGACCCGTCTGGTCGTGGTGTTGATGAAACGGGATACGCTGTGGTTAAGATGCTTAACGGGTATTTGTACGTTCCTGAAGCGGGTGGTCTGAAGGGTGGATACGGGGAACAAACGTTAAAGGAACTCGTTGACATAGCCAAACGGAACAAGGTAAACAAAGTCGTAGTAGAGAGTAACTTTGGTGACGGTATCTTTTCCGAGCTGATTAAACCTTTGTTTAGAACAACGTACCCAGTAACCCTTGAGGAAGTACGACACAGCAAACAAAAAGAACTACGTATCATTGATACCCTTGAACCTGTACTTAACTCTCATAAGCTTATCATAGACCCTAGGGTTATCACTAACGACTACAACTCAGCCATGGCGTATCCAACTGAGAAACAAGCTTCCTATCAAATGATGTATCAACTGTCACGAATAACACGAGAACGTGGTAGTCTGTTAAAGGATGATAGACTGGATGCTTTGGCTATTGCTGTCGCCTATTGGACTGAACAGATGGCTGCTGATGCTGATAGAAACATATCCGATAGGAAACAAGAACTACTACAGCAGGAGTTAACAAAGTTTACTGATAGCTTCTATAAACGTAGTGGTTCTAACAAAGCTCTTCTATGGAGTTAACAAATCTTCTTTATAGATTATATATACATTGTGATAGCGTAGTTAGTGTAAGTATGTATTTATTACTTCTATATAGGATTATTTATAATCACACCTATCCTTAAAAAGTTAAGAAAGAAGACGACGATAAATCTAGCTGGTGTGTTAAAGTGTTTAAAGTATTTTATTGGTTTAACTCTTGTTTATTTACCAGTTAATAACGACGACGATTATAACGTCCGTAGTTCTCGTAGTTCTCTTTAATGCTTATCTATTAGTAATAGCTTTATATGATTCGTTTAAAACGACACTCTCTTTCCGAGCCAAGAGGGGCTAGTATATCAAGTTACAACCGTTACAGGTTGGGTGTCAATAGTAGAGTTGTAAGTTGTTGTTTATCAATGAATAAAAATACGGGTAATAATGACACACTAAGATTTAAAGGAATAGTGTTTACTAATAATCGTAGTATTGTGTAGACTATAAACACCATGATGAATAACGATCACCAAACAGACTCCTTTATGTTCGACCTAGATAACCTCATACGACGGTACAAACATGAGTTCGATCTGAATGACCAGTCAATAGTCGGTTGTTTGGAGTTTATGAAACTGACCGTTATGACCGATGCGGAAGTGCTGTTCGATCCAGAGGATATAGACGAAGACGACAACAACACCAAAGGCAACGATATAAGCCCGCATTTTTAAGGCAGTGTTAGGTTCGCGGATTAAGCTAGCGTTGTAAAATTGGTTAAAAAAATCTGAGCGGCTTATATACGCTATGTATCCGTTCGTTTACCCCTTGGGTACCCGCTTGTTTTTATAGTGCCAGCAGTGCCTTAGTTTATACAATTAGACATAATACATATTATGCGAAATGGCTTTTGTTGATTATCAACGATTTACGCAATTCCTTATGTGATTTATGACAAAGCTCGCTTTATTGCAACTGACTTGCATTAAGAAACACAACGCAAAAGACCAGAATAGGCGGTAAGATTGCGTCGGCTCTTATCGTTTTATCATGATGTGTTGATTCGTATTTTTTTTCGCTTTAGACGTCACCAAAACGATCATAAACGATCAGAAACGATCAAAAGCAATCATCCAGCCTTTTCAGCTTGTAGACCGCATAAACACTGAACTTTTAAGTTTCCTTGTGTTGTAAATCGTTGATATTGTTACTACTTACAGAAAAAGTTGTCGCTTTAAATCTTATTTTTGGGTGTTTTTTGGCGTTGTGAATAACTTTTTTAAAAATAGTTGTAAATCGTTTGTATTCAATACACTTACAAAATAAATTAAAGAGAAAAAGTTGAACAGTTGCACAATCTTATTGCACTATCCTTTAAAACGGACTTGACACATAAATTACTATAAAGGCTCACATTATTATAAACTTATTAAAACCTATTAACATTATGAAAAACTTCGTAGATTTAGAACATGATCAACTCGAAAAACAATGGAATTCAATCCATGAAAAGGAAAAGGCTATTGAGGAAAAGCTAAAAGAGATTGATCAACTAACGCCAACATGGGGCGATCATCAAACATGGCAAGAATCTGACGGGCCTTACTACTTAGCCAAAGCGAAAAAAGAATTGGAAGAATTAAAACGGTAATTAACACCAAGCATTATTATTATCATGAACAAACACTTGATTAAACTATCAGAAGAACTTGCAACAAAAGACTTGAGCAATCATCTAGACTTTTATCGTCGACGGTTGCCAGATATGTATAAAAGAGAATCGAGCGAGGAAAACAAACAACGCTATTTCAAGGACTCGCAAGGCTATTATTTAAACCAGTTCAAGCAAATCTTGAAAGCCATGAAAACTGGACGATTTTATGCTGGCGTGGAAAGCGTAAGCCGTTCGGGTATGAGTCGGAAAATCAAGCTAGGTTATATAATAAGAAACAAGCTTTTCCACATTAGGAACCCTTTTATATTAAAACTGGCTGGAGTAGATAAAAACGGACGGATAAACGGTTGCGGTATGGATATGTTGTTTCATGCTCAGTATAATTTGTTTCACGCTTTGCATAAAAGCTACAAGCAAGCAAAGTATCAAACCAGAATGAAAACTTACAACGCACTTTAATATCATGACAAAAGAAAATCAAACCGTTGATCATTCAACCAGTGACTTCATGCCAAAAGCCAACAAGACCAAGTTCTTTGTTGTGTGTTTGCTCAGTCCCTTAATAGCCTTGACTGCATGGTTCTGGCTGATCTGGCTATGTTGTAAAGAATCCTAATGAACCGATAGAAAGAAAAAACCTACTTATGAAAAACATAATCTCAATACAATGTCCATATAATGATTCCAAGCTTGTACAATTCAAGCAATCATCTTGTTATCACTTTTATCAACGGCAATTAATAGACGGCAACGCTATTACAAAATGGCAAAGACTGCCTAAAAGTTTTGTGATGGCAACCATGCAACGCTTTAACAAGTCAACGCTTATCTAATAGAAAGAAAAACCGATATGAAAATAAAACCCAAAGAAAACTATTCAATAAATGGCTACGGCAAACTTAATAAAGCTAAAATTTACAAAGCCGTAATTGCAACCAACCAACCAGACTATAAAGAAAAGGGTAAGATATTTGTTGAACCCAATGAAGATTTACGAATTGAATTACTGCTTACTCGAAACGAATACGAAATAGTAAACTAATACCATGAAACCAATACTCATAACATTACTACTCACCTTTACCGTTGCCAGTTGTTCAACCGTATGCAAACGCAAGACTTGTTGTCCTGAACCATTGCACGGTCCTTGCCCAGTTTGTAACTATCCGAATGAAGGAAAGTAAGCTTTGCAAACAATGCGGTTTAGAACTGTACGGAATGGAAAGAGAAGGCGACATTTGTTTACGTTGTCTTCAGTCTATCCGATACCACGAAAACACTTATTCAACCATAGAAGGCTGTATTAGACAGTCCACTAATAACCCACTAAAAGAAACCGATGAGAAAGATACCAATGAGAAAGATCAAGGAAGCAGTTTGTAAAGTCTTTGATACTACTGAAAGAGACATTCACTCAAGAAACCGACAAGCACACCACGCACTGGCTCGACAGTTATGTTATTACTACGCCATGCCGGGCAGATCGTACGTGTCCGTAGCAGATTACTTCGATAGGCACCACGGTGCCGTTATGCACGGTGTCCGTAAGATCGAAGGACTAAGGAACGACGACTGGCTTATTAAGTCTTACGTGGTCGCAATCGACGAGGAACTGGAGAGATGACCATGAGTATGATAGACCTACTAAGTTTAACGTTAATCGTAATAATCTTTACAGCATTCTTATACCAAGACTAACTATGACAACAATGTACCCAAGAGAGATGATTGAAGAGTTAATGTTTTACATCATGCAGCAGGAGATGAACGGAAAGCTTGACCCGGACCATCCATTTATGGAACTTTACATCAATCTACAGAAGCTTCTTGAAAAGCTTGACCGTGACCGTAGAGATATGTACGTGTCCGTGATAAACGATGAAACCAAAGAAAGATAAAACCGAGATGAAAATAACCGAATTGCAAAACGAATACACAGACTGGCTCGTTGAAAATTTACCTAGAGATTATGTGGAAAACGAAGATTGTTCTGCTGAAAGTATTCTTTATGAGTCATTGGAAGGTGGTTCTTTAAAACTTAACGAGTCACAAAGGACATGGTTGCACGAGTTTTGCGTCCGTTGGGATAAAGTTGAACCTTCAAATGTACATTACCTATGAATAAGAAGTACACAGCTTTATTTTGTCGCACCGATAGTGCTTACAAGAAGCGTGAAGCGTGGGATGTTTACGACATTGATAGGGATGCTACTAAGTACAACGGAAACTCACCTGTCGTTTGTCATCCACCTTGTCGTGCTTGGGGTAGATTATCACACATGGCATCACCTCGTGAGGGAGAAAAAGAACTAGCTATTTGGTCACTAGAAGAACTTAACCGAGTCGGTGGTATCGTTGAACATCCGAGTGGTTCTAAGTTGTGGGATATTTACCGATTCATTGTACCTGATTTTAATGGTGGATTTCTTATTGAGATAGATCAGTATGATTTCGGTCATGTAGCACACAAGAAAACCAAGTTGTACATTTGTGGTATTAGTCGTGATGAATTACCTGACCTTCCACCCAAAGACGAAACGATTCACGTGTGTGAGAAAGGAAAGAGAAGAAGCATCTGTGGTAATGTAAAAGGCACGACAAGATGTACACAATACCAGCGAGAGTACACACCTGAAGCATTGATTGATTGGTTTGAGCTTGTACTTGATAAAATAACTATTAAAAAAACAAATGAGAGAAACGATAGCACACATTAACCGAGTACTAGATCATATTTTACACAACGAAATGGATGGTGAGATTGACGACGAAAATGAACACTTTGAGTTGTACGCCATGCTTACAAACCTAAGAGAAAAATTAAGGGAGGAAGAAACCTATGAATGGAATAACTGACTATAAAATTAGAGGAGGAGAACAAGGTGTGTTGTACGCCATGTTTGAGGAAGACACTAGAATCTTAAAGACTTACCAACCTAATCTTTTCTGTATTGAGACAGCTATGGGTTTAAGAGCTGAAGACTTGATCAAGGGCGTGCCTTTACATCGTGGATTTGGCGATAACGCTACTGTATCCACTCAACGCTTGGTAAAGATCAAGATAGAATCTGTTGAATATTTGGAGGAAGAAAAGTGAGAGGAGTAAACTACGATAACTGGCTTACGTCTTTCCTTGATTACGAGGACTACGATGACATGACTGAAGAGGAGATCGAACAACTGGAAAAGGAGAAGCGTGACTGGTTCGAAGAACGTGACCTTTGGGAACTGTATGACGGAAATCTCTGAAGACGAAGCTTATTCGCTTCACGAACTGGTTAACTTGGGGTATGACTGGTTCTGGAATCAAAACGAACTGACTGTCAACAGAAAGGGTGAGGTCGTCCGATCCGACACACCCAGAGTTCGTCCCAAGACGTGGTTTAATTACATTAACGAGGAAGGAGAAAGACTTACGGATAAATGTCCATAGAAAGTGAAATGAAAGCGTGGGGTAAAGCAACCTACCGCAAGTTCCAACAGTATTACCGACAAAACGAACGTGGTAGTGAGACGGCAAGCAGTAAAAGAATACTTGACCGAATGGCTCCGAAGCTTGCCCAACCTGTTGAAGACTTCTTCAATCGTTTTGTTCAGGACGACAGTCCGTCGATGCCAATATGGTTGACGTTCATTTGTGATTTGCATCCACAGGTTGTCGCACACCTTGGATTGAAGGCAATGCTTAACTATGTTGTCAGTTGTAATAACTTTAATCGCTTGGCTTTTATGGTAGGTCGGGAGTACGAGTCCATATGCCGTCGTCAGGTAGCGGAGGAAACGGTATCGAAGAATCAGATGTACGACGTCAAGCTGCAACGTGACCGTAACCAACGAATAAGAAAGTTCTATAACGTAACCAAGAACCACAAGCGTTTCGAATGCTGGCAGAAAAGACACAAGATAGCTTTGGGAGCGTGGTTGTTGGGGGAGATCAGACGGCACACTGGACTTATTGAGATACGGACCGAAAGGATAGGGAAGAAACAACGACGGGTCGTAAACCTGACTGCTGAGTTCAGTGATTGGGTACGTCGTTTTGATGCTTGGCGAGAGGTTGCTGATCCGATACGCATGGCATTACCTCACCGTCCGAGAGAATGGGTGGACTATAATACTGGAGGATACGAAAGCTTCAAGGACACGTTTGTCAATAACCGTCCGAACGTAGACGACTACAAGTTCTTGGGTATGCAAAGAATGTACACGTCCGTAAACAACGTTCAACGAGTAGCTTGGCAGATAAACACGCAAGTGTTGGAAGTTGCACAACGGTTATGGGACAACGGACGACTGCCCAACTACGCAGAAGTACCCTTGCAACCGTACCTAGAGAACGGACACGAACGACCAGAAGAGTTACGTGCGTGGAAGTTTAAGCAAGACAAGATACGACGCATTAACGAAGCGAACAGATCAAAGCGTCTGGTTCACATTAAATTACTGCATCTAGCCAAGAAGTACAGTGAGTGGGATAAGATTCATTTTCCGTGCAGTATAGATTATCGTGGTCGTTTGTACTATATGCCCAGTCATCTGCACCCACAAGGTAATGACCTGTCTAGAGCTTTGTTGTTGTTTAAGAGGGGAGAACAGATCATGGACGACAACGATCTTGAACGCTTACTTGTTCACGGTGCCAATTGTTGGGGCTTGAAGGGGAGCGTTGATGAGCGTATCGAATGGGTGAGGCAGCACGAAGGATGGATACTTGAAACAGCAGAAGACCCATACACTAACGAGTGGTGGACGGACGCGAGCGAACCGTTTGGATTTCTTGCGTTTTGTTTTGAGTATCAACGATTTACAAAAGAAGGATACGGTTACGTGTCACACTTTCCAGTGCGTATGGATTGTACAAACAATGGTATGCAGATACTACACTTGTTGTTACGTGACAAGGAACTCGCCCATCACTGCAACCTAGTACCTGACCAACCACCGGGGGATATGTACCAGTACGTTGCTGACCTTGTGTACGAAAGACTAAAGGATCAATCAAAGGAGAACTACATAGCGTCCCAGTGGTTCAAGCACGGTGTCAGTCGTAAGTTGGCAAAGCTGGCTATCATGAACAAACCATACGGACAGTCGTACTTCCATGTCTTGCAGGGTTTTCTTTATGCGATCGGAGACAATCATCCGTTTGAAGAGGGTGAACAGATTGACGCTATCAATTACCTAGCCAAACAGTTCAACGACATAGCACGTGAGGTCTTGGTGTCTCTCGGACGTGTTCACCAATTCCTTCGTGGGTGTGCTCATGCAATAGGGAACAAGGAAATGAAGTGGACAACACCCATCGGATTCAAGGTCATACAGAACATGACGAAGACCAAGCTTGTACGTGTACAAAGTGTGGTTGAGGACGTAAAACTTGAGTTGTCGTACAACATTGATCTTGACGAAGTCGATCCAAGACAACAGAAGAAGTGTATCACTGCTAACTTCATACACGGTTTGGATGCCAGCGTCGTTCATCGAGTCGCACATTCCATGACATTTGACATGGGATTCGTACACGATTGTTTCATATCCCACGCTTCGAACGCACGAAAGGTTCATCAAAACGTACGAGAAACATACAAGGAATTTTTTGGTTCCATTGACTTGCTTAAAGAGTTCAGATGCGAGTTACAGAACCACCACCCGACAGTAGAACTGCCCGAACTGCCTGAACTTGGTGACCTAGACGTTACCGCAATAGATCGAGCCATGTATCTGCTGTCTTAACAATACCAAATAAACTAATAATGAGTATAAAATCACGAAAGAAACACGACATAATAAAAGTCAAGGGAGTCACCAGATACTGCCATCTCAACGCACCGAACAAGAAGTTTGAACCAGAGTACGGAGCTTACACTTGTGACCTTGTTGTTGATAAGGATCAAGCGGAGATGATTAAGAACACGTTGCGTCCGTTGTACGAGGAGGAACTTAAGACTGTCAAAGAGGAGAACCCAAACAAGAAGAAGATCATGCAGCGGGACTTTCCGATTGAAGAGAGTGAGGATGGGATCGTCGTTAAGTCAAAGTTAAAAGCTGGTGGTCGTCGTAAGGATGGCAGTGAATATAAACTGTCTATCGCTTTGTACGATGCCCAAGGTAAACCACTACCCGAAGACGTACAGGTGTGGGGTGGTAGTAAGGTAAACCTTGCGTTCCGTCCGAAGTTCTACTACGTGCCATCGCTTGGCTTTGGTGTGTCATTTGAACTACAAGCTGTGCAAGTGCTTGAGCTGAAGAATGGTGGTGTCAATGGACCCAGTGCAGAAGCCTTTGGTTTTACCAGTGAAGAAGGTTACGTAGCTAATGGCGGTGAAACTCTTGATCAAGCATTCGATGCGGAAGAAGACAACTCGGAAGAAATCACAGCGAACTTCTAACAATAGATACAGGAGCGGTTTCGAAAGTAAATTAGCACACCAGCTTAAACGTAGTGGCGTTGACTTTGAGTACGAGACATTAACTATTGAATATCAACGACTTAGCGCATACACTCCCGACTTCATACTTCCCAACGGCATCATCATAGAAGCCAAGGGAGTATGGACGGTGGAGGACCGTGCTAAACACTTGCTTGTACGTGAGCAACACCCACATCTAGATATACGGATGGTGTTCATGCAAGCAAGTAACAAGATAAACAAACGAAGCAAGACTACGTACGCTATGTGGTGTGAGAAGAAGGGAATTAAATATGCAGATAAAGTTATACCTAAGTCATGGCTTTCACAGAAACGCACCAACCGTGTAGTGTCTGCGGGTCGAGTGACGCTAGATCAGTCAACGATGACGGAAGCTCCTATTGTTTCAGTTGTCACAGTTATAGTGGAGGACGAGGAAGAGGAATGAGTGAACCAACACCGAGAGAGTTCCTTACTGGAGAGCCTAAAGCGATAGCCAGACGCAACCTGACGGAAGACACGTGTCGGAAGTGGGGATACTGGGTTGGTCGTGTGAATGGTGAGGACGTACAGATAGCTAACTATAAGACACGAGACGGCAAGCCCGTTGCACAGAAGATCAGATACGCTAATAAATCGTTCAGTGTTCGTGGTGAGTTGATAGGACTGTACGGTCAGCACCTGTGGAAAGAGAAGGGTCGTCGTGTTGTTGTCACCGAGGGAGAGATAGATGCGTTGTCAGTATCTCAAGCAATGGACAACAGATACCCAGTCGTCAGTGTACCGAACGGAGCAAGTGCTGCAAAGAAAC